TGCACCTGTCGCACCAGTATAAAGCAAGTATCCAGCCCATTGTAAAATTGTTGTGGAGCCACGAACAAGCCTTAACGAACAAGCGGATTCTGAAGTCCCCCCTAATTTCAAAATTCCTTGTTGAGAAACATAAATAAGAATTTTACTCGAAGAACTTTTTGGGGTTATGGATATAGAAAGACCCGTATCTGCGTATGTTGTGCTTGATGTAGATGTTTGTGTTGAATATGTATTTGAAACTACTTGCAATACTGTTCCGTTAGTTGGGGTAGTTGCAGAGATGTACCGCCATGCTGTTCCATTCCAAATCGCAACCATGTCCGTGTCGGTTTCGTATATCATCTGACCTTCGTACGGGGCTGTAGGGCGTGTAGATGACGTGCATACACCAGGACGTAACCCAGTTGAATTATTACTAATAGCCATTAGACAGGTCCCCCTGTTGTGCCTTCTTCAGTCCAACCCGAAGCAAGCAAGGCTTCATATTCTTCCTCGGTCATCTCACGAACTTCATCATCTATTTGAATGTTTGGTCTTGTCATTACGAGTTCCTGAATCCGTAAACACGAATGGTTCCACCAGTCATAGTACCGCTACCAGTGGTGAGAGTAAAAGATGTGTACTGTGTAGTGTCGTTCAGATAACCATTCGTAACTCCAGCATCCCCATCCGTTGCGTGTACTTGGTTATTTGCAGAGTAACTAGAGGTTTTGGCTAAATTTGGCGCATTGACTTCAACGGTACTACTAATATTAGATGTTGACATTCCAGTAATAAGCCAAAAAGATGAGTTTGATGCTCTTTGTCCACCTACCGTAGTGGAGGCATAGGTCACATAATATCCAGCCCAATAATAACCCGTGTTCGTGGCTCCCAATGTCATTCTTACTGCTGCAACAGTGGAACCTACTCCACCTTGAACAATAATTTTGTAGTTGTCATAAGTGCTACTGAAAACATCGGAAACGGTTACGCTAGAAACTGCACTACCAATCGTTTGTGTCTTGACAAGTTCCAACCCTTGTGGGTTTTGTGCAGGACTGTTCGGTATAACCCACGCCGTACCATTCCACACAAGCAACTGGTCCGTGTCCTTCTGAAAAATAACTTGACCCTCGTAAGGTGATGCAGGACGTGCAGCTGTGTTGTCGATCACGCCTGGTTTGATTAGTGAACTAGCACCGATTTGCTGAGTTATGCCCATTACGCAGGTCCCTCTGTTGTGCCTTCTTCAGTCCAACCCGAAGCCAATAATACTTCGTATTCTTCCTCGGTCATTTCACGGACTTCATCATCTATTTGAATATTTGGTCTTGTCATTATGAGTTCCTATATCCATAGACACGAATAGTTCCGCCTGTCATTGTCCCAGCACCTGGGTAAAGTGTAAAACTATCGTATGAAGTTGCAACACGGTGTTCACCGTTCATTATCCCAAAATTGAGAGTGTCTTGATAAATACCATTTACAAATCTTGTGTATTGAGCAAGGTAGGGAGAAAACAATTCTACTCTCATATAACTAGGTTGACCAGCACCTGAAGTTCCACCTAGCCAAAACATATAAACTTGATTGCTTCTTGCAGAACCCAGAATAGTATTTGAGTCTGAAGCACCGTATGGCATAAAGCCGTAGTAGCCAGTTGTTGAACCACCTAAACGCATTCCTATGGAAGCAGCGGTTGACATTGTTCCGCCTGCCATATGCACAAGATAATTATCGTAGGTAGCACTGAAAGCACCTGTAACTTCAACACCTGAAACTGCTGTTCCAACGGTTTGTGTCTTGACCAACTCTAACCCTTCAGGGTTTTGTGTTGTCTGGTTCGGGATAACCCAAGCAGACCCATTCCAGATAAGTAGTTGGTCCGTATCTTTTTGAAAAATCATCTGACCTTCAAACGGTGATGCAGGGCGGGCAGCAGCAGTGTCTATCACCCCTGGTTTCAAACCAGCAACACCATTAGATGAAATAGCCATCAGGCGACCTGTCGTTCCCAGCCCGTCACAGACACCGTGACCTTAGAAGCCGTGTCACACAAACCCTGAAGCGTGTCGCCAGATTCAAACACCAACCCAGTATCCAACACAACCGTGTCATACCCAGCGATAGGTAGGCGATACACAAAACAATTACTATCTGTCGCAGCCGTTGCGTCATACGCCAACGTCACTACACGGTCCACACCGTCGGTGTTACAAATAATAATCTGCTTCACAGTCCACTGATAATTCGTGGTAACCGTAAAAACAGTGGTGGTTGAAGTCCCAAGCATTGTTGGGGCTTTCAACATTTTCGGAAAGACATCGCCTACAGCCATTAGAACTCCATGTTCAGAATTGTATAAACCAAAAGGTTACTTGTTATTTGGGTTGGTGCGGAGGGTCCAGTCGCACCAGTCGGTCCAGTAGCACCTGTAGGTCCTGTCACTGTCGAAGCTGCACCAGTCGGTCCAGTAGGTCCCGTGGGTCCTGTAGCCCCGTCAATACCAATAGTCCCAGCGGTACCAGTCGGACCTGTCGGTCCTGTTGGTCCTGTAACGCCTTGTGCGCCTGTCGGTCCAGTCGGACCTGTGGCTCCATCAACACCAATGATCCCGTCTGTTCCAGCAGGACCAGTTGGACCAGTCGGTCCTGTAACAGTGCTGGCTGCACCTGTTGCCCCTGTGGGTCCAGTTGGACCTGTAGGTCCTGTAACGAACGAGTCGGCACCTGTCGGTCCAGTCGGACCAGTGACAGTAGAAGCGGCACCTGTGGCACCAGTCGGTCCCGTAGGTCCAGTGACGGTAGAAGCAGCCCCTGTTGCACCAGTAGGACCAGTAACTCCCTGTGGTCCCGTAGGTCCAGTTACCAATGAATCAGCACCAGTAGGACCAGTAGGTCCAGTAGGTCCAGTCACAGTGGATGCAGCACCAGTGGCTCCAGTAGGACCCGTCACAGTCGAAGCAGCTCCAGTCGGACCAGTTACACCCTGTGCGCCAGTAGGACCCGTAGAACCAGTAGGACCCGTTACACCCTGCGACCCCGTAGAACCAGTCGGACCCGTAGGACCAATCGCCCCCTGAGGACCAGCGTTCTCAGAACCAACAACAACAACCTTCGTACCAACCGTCGCAGGAACAGACGGATCAGCAAGAGCAACCGTAACCGTAGAACCAGTCTTGAAAACAACAACTGGCTCGTTCGATATCGCAACCGTAACCTGGACAGTAGCCATTAACTACCGAGTCACATCGGCAAGAACCGTGACAGTCCCAGACAAAATAGTAGTAATCACGCCCGCAGCGTTTTCCTGCAAATCCCAATACAAAAAGCCAGGGTCAAGAGCAGCCGTATTTGTGGCAGAGAATGTAGCTGTGAGTTTCCCAGCTGGACCGTCAGTTACGGCACACGTGCCAGTAATGCTGATAGCTGAAATGTCAGGGGTGACTCTCATCTGGGATGAATACGTACGACCCGTGATGTCAACAGCGGATGTACCGTCCGTAGTAATAGTTACTTCGACGGTTTCCGTATCACCACGAGTGATAGTTAAATCTTGTTTTGCAGGTGCAGCCATATCAAGGGTATATTACCATTAAACGACATATCCCGCATCGGTTAAAACCTGATGGACATTATCAGAAACAACATAGATTTGCCCTGGTTGTAGACTGTATGACTCGTTGCCGATGTCTGCTTTAACTTTGCGGTTCACTTGGATTTCAACCTTCACATCAGGCGATACCCAGTCAGGGTCATCCAAGAGGGTGCCTTCAGGGATCAACGACAGCAACCGTCGGGTGGCGTTAGACCATGAGAAGGCTTTGGTTTCGGGGATGCGAGAAATAGCAACCTGCTTAATGGAGCCACGATTGGTGTATGCCTCCATCATCAGTTCTTCAAGAATCTTCTGGTTGGGTTCATCCCACTGCCCTGTTGTCTCCGCTTTGGATTTACCGCATGGAACCACCCCAAAGGCAAGATGAGCGAACTGGGCTTGTCCTGTGCTGTCTGACACGATTGTAGGGATACCACTAGCAATAGCCTGCAACGGCATAAGCCCGAAACCTTCCCCACGGGCAGGTGCTACAAAACAATCAGCTTTGCTGTACCACTCACGTTGCTCGATGGGACTCATCCAAGTCCTGTTAAGAAACACCTTGTCGCCAAGGTTTTGGCTAGGCACATCCTGAGCATGAGGGGCAGCTTTGATATGTAGTTCAGCATCAGGGAGGTTCAAAGCATTAAAGGCTTTAACTAGGACATCCAGCCCTTTGCGTTTCCATAGCGACCCGCCACCTTGGAAACGAAACACCCCATCAGGTTTAGGCATTGGTTTCCAAAACTTGTGATCCACCCCCAACGGGCAGTAGGAAACATCTTTATGAAACTCACTGAACAGTTCCACATTGTGTTCGCAAGGAACAACCACCTGGTCAAACTGACCCAGCCACTTACGGAAATTAGATGGCAACGTATCGGTTTCCCACATAGAAAACAAAACCCGATGCTGACCCGTAAACCAACCCTTACAAGCATACGGGACCTGCATATGAACACTCACAGACGCATGATTATCCAATGTTACATATTTAGGTAACGAATCCTTAAACCCTTGAAGCATCGAACCATACCCCAACCTAGGGTCATCAAACCCTTTCCAAGATTGATAGTTCACAACGGGGCGGGAGTGCCTTCAATTTGATGACGAGAAGTAGCTAACTGTTCAACAGCATGGCACCCGTCAATAGTTTTAGGTTGCAACCCTTCAGCCCGTAAACGCTTATAGGCAGGCATATCCTTAGACCAGTTCTTTTCCCGCTGATTAATATGCGCCACCGATTCACCCCTAGTGGTCGTAGAGTTAGACCCCATCTGAACCCCTGCAACCCTGCAACCAAAACAACCCTCAACATCCAAATACGGATGAGTTTCCCTATGCTTCACGAAATGAACGCCCCATAACCAGCAGCCACAAGATCGGCTTGTTCCTGACCCTCAACAGTATGGACATGCCCCCCATGATACGTATAGGAAATCAAACTATGGTCAGACGGTTCAGTTTCCTGAAACGACCCATCAGTCATTTTGAACACGTTCCGTCCACGACGACCAGGGCGAAGATGGGCGAAGATCCCTCTCTCCTCCGCTTCAGACCAATACACAAGATTGTCTGTTGGGGTAATAAATGTTGCCATATCTAGATAATAACAAAAGCCCCCGCCTTTCGGCAGGGGCTTCGTTAATTCCTTGTCGGAAATGATTAGGCGTTTGTACCAATGCTTGAAGCTGATTCGATACGACGAAGTGCTTCCTGACGGAACACTGCGTAACCAACGAAATGCTTCCAACCAACTGGACGGAAACGCTTCAGAAGGTCTGTAACTGTTCCGTAAACAATTGATGGCTGGTTGCCGTACTCGCCACCCATAGAAACAGCCTTGGCAAGAGCCTGCTGTCCCATGATGAGAGTACCGTAAACGTCAATGGTGCCTGATGCGCCAGAGTTGTCAGATGCGTTAGCGAACAGAGGCGCACGAGACGACTCCATAAAACGAACGCCTTCAAACATACCAATTTCACCGTTGTAAAGAGGCATTGCGTTGGTGTACTTGTATGAGTCACGCCAACCAGAAGCATCTGTAATACCACGAAGGTCGTACGAAACGTCTGGGTGAATGAAACCGACATAGTTGCCACCGATTGTTGGAACATTCGCTCCACGCAATTGAGCCACTGCACGACGGATATCGTTAGCGGTAAGGGTGTCATCAGTGTTGATGGTTGTACGGCTAGATGGGTCTGTTGCACCACCTGTTGCGTAAATCACGTTTGATCCAGCCTGAACAGCGTTACGAGCGATGGTGTCAATTGACAAACCAGCGTTGTAACCAACAGCCTGAGCTGCTACTGGGTCCACAGGGAGGAACGATGATGCACGGAGTTTAGCGGTGGTAACAGTTGCGTTACCGTATTCTTCAAGGGTTACAGTGACCTGGCTATCGCTCATGGCGACAGGGGTTACATCCTCAGCTTCACCCAGTGGCGTTGTAGCCGCTGCGAGGTCTGCGAATACGGTGAACTTCACTGAAGCACCTGGGTTTGTAGCGTTTGTAGCTTGAACAGATGCGAACTGGTCAAAATACATTTCTGGACGAAGGGCAAAATATGCCAACTTCTCAAAAGCTACCTGGTCTGTAGTCAGGTTTGCGGTACCTGTCTCTGCTGCGTAATAATCAGCCATTTGGATTTTTCCTTAATTGTTGGGTGGTTTACCCAAGGTCAATACCTTGGGCTTGCGCCTCAGCAAAAATATCGTAAATCTCTTGTTCAGATGATGCTTCACTAATTCGTTTATTCCACGACGGTGGAGGAGGGGCTGACTCACTACCTGCCGCAATCTTGTTGGATTGCTTCCATGCTTGCTTGTCTGCATCTTCCGACGCTAGGGGTGTAATTAGTTGTGCTTCAACGGCGGCTTCACGAATAGCTTCTGGAGTTAAGTCACCGTCGTAACCTTTAACGAAATACTTGGCTTGCGGTGAAGCGGGATCAATTCCTGCTTTAACGAAAGCTAGTTCTCGTTGGGTTGCTGAGAATTCCGCAACTTGTTTGCGTAGCTCTCTGGCTTCTTTTTCCAACTGCTTCATCCTTGCCCGTACAGGATTCTGTGTGGGTTCGGTTTCCGTTTGGTCGTCGAATTCTGAATCGAAATCTTCGTATTCTGACATATGGCACTCTCCTTGGTCCACATTGCACTGGAGGGTTGCAATGGCTACTTAGTTTTTACACCCCGTATTTACGCTGCTGACTAGGGGGGCTGTCAGTAGGTCTTCCCATCGGGATCAGACTTAAACTAACACACTTAAAAGTGTTGTGCTACTGACCGACTGTGCCGAGTGCTGATGCGCCTTGTGCCGTTGCGAACCCGCCACCTGTTTCGAACGCTGCTTGACGTGAACGTCTGCGAGCTGCGATTGCTTTACGTGCTTCAGCGTTGGTGCCGAATGTTCCGCCAATTTGTTGTTCTTGTGTGATGGCTTGTTCACCTTGAAGTGGGTTGAACAGTTCTTGCTGTGCGCCAATTTCGGCAAAACCTTTTTGAGCTTCTGCGGTGCTAACACCACTTGTTTGAATTGACTCAGCCTGGGCAGCAGAAAGACCAATACCTGCCTGGGTTTGTGCTTGCGCACCGATCTGGGCTGCGGCTGTACGACGAAGAAGGTCTTGTCCTGTGAGGCGTTTACCGAAGGCATCTACTGCTCTGGTTGGGTCAAGGAAGTAGGCAGCTAGGTCGCCATCACCAAGGCTGTAAAGTCTTTTCAATTCGGAAACAATAACGGGGTCGGCTTGCTTGACTACTACATAGGCGGCTTTGGCACGGTCTTGTAGTTCTTGGCGGGATGTTTCTCCGCTGATGAGTTTGGCAATGTCGGCTTCGGTGTCGTAAAAACCTGGTGGAAATCCTGCATCTCGAAGGTCGCTTTTGAATTCTTGTTCTCGTGTGATGTAACTACTGTATGACAGTTCAGGTTTGCCTGCGTCACGAAGTTCTTTGTTCCCAGCAAAACGCTCATCAAAAATTGTTTGAATCGTAGGGTCCTGGGAAACATAATAAGAAATAGTTTCTTCAGTCAAAATAGTTGTCGGGTCAGAAACCTTCCCATCAAAAAAAGCAAAGACAGCAGCAGTCTGAGTAGGGTTCAACCTGAACTTTGAGATGACCCCTTTAAGTAGATCTGATGCAGCCATTACAGTGTTCCTCCGAAGATTTTATTGAGAGTAGAAGCAGCACTAGAATACTCTTGATAAGCGTTCTGGGTGTTTTGCCATTCAGGACGTTTCCGTAAGAACGATGTCCACTCGGTTGCGTTCATCATTCTTTTGTTCTTTTCATCGCCAGCATTAAACAAGTTGGAATAAGCGGGGCTTGTCAGGTCGACACTTCCTTCGTCCACTTCTAACACTTTGGAATAGAGAGTTCTGTAAGGAGATGTGATAGAGTCGAAGGTTTCTGTTTTCAAACGTTCACCCAGGGTTGGGTACAACGTCTGGGCAGAGGACCGCATTGTTTCGTTAAACTGTTCTTTGGTTTTAGTGTTAGTAGCAATCTCATTAACCCAAGAGTTAATTGTTGATTCTGTTGGTTCAACACCAAATTGCTGTGCCAAAGTCCGAAGAGTGGATGCCGTTACAGCTGACACTGGAGCTGGTGCGCCTGCGGCTGCGCCCGCTACTGGTGCTGGTTGTAAACGAATTGCTTCAGAGGCAGAACTAGAATCCCATTCTTCAGCAGTCCAACCGTTACGAGTACCTTTTTCAGCAATAGATTTAACTGATGTCTCGTCAAGAGAAATTCCTTTAGCAGCCAAAACCCTACGAACCAGAGGAACAGATGCTTCCACTTTCTTTTGAAGCTCTACAGGATCAGTAGCCTTTTGAACGTCGTAAGTTTCCTGGGACTGAGTACGG